GGCTTGGTCTACCACTGTGAAGTGGTACGATTCCTTCAGTTGGTCGAATTGCTGTTCGGTAAACGCTCCGCTGAACGAACGGGCTTTGATTTCATCCATCGTTAAGTATCCTCCTGCGTATCTGTCCGCGACTGGGCGTTCTTGGCCGGCGACGTGTAGTCGTCCATCGTCCTGTTGATTCTCTCCGGCGGCTCGCGTTCCGCGTGATTGACTGGGTTTACGACCTCCTCGACCGGGCCGTAGTTGCTGTCGTACGACAGTAGTGCCTCGGCCAGATAGACAGGTATCTCATCGTCTGCGCCAACTGATTCACCGCGCTTTTGAATCTCTCCCTCATCGTCTCGGTACAGCTCGATCTTTGCGACGACCTCCGCAGTCCCGTGTGAGATAATTTCGGCGGCCCACCAGATCCGGCTTGCCATCGGATTCGTTCGCAGGACTGGGTTCTCCAGTTCGTGGCGCGGATGCTGCCAGTGGATATGGACCTGCGTTCCGTGGTAGGTCCCTTTCATTCGCTCTCACCGTTCACAGAACCGTCCGCTCCGGGCTCGGTATCGGACTTTCCAAGACGCTTGGCTACTGCTGCCCAAGACTCTTTCTCTGCCTTCGGCACTCCAATCTCAGTTATTTTCTTCAGTCCGATTCCCCCGGTATTGTCGGTTTTTCGGTCAGTCATTGTATCACCGCCATCGTTTTGTCTGGCTGTACCCACGCCTGATGGTTTTCTCGCTCGTAGATGGTAAAATCACCATCTATCTTCATGCTTGCGTACTTAACTCGTTCTTTGTGTGCTAACGGCGCTGGAATCTCTGGCTCAGTCATTGTTAAGGAACGCGATGTTACACGCTTGCGTTGCTATAATCACTGCGGCAGTGTCTCCGGTTATCAGCTCTACAACCCATAAGCCAAGCGTCAACAACACAATAGCCATGAACGTCAATTGTAGGACTATTTTCAGTGTTTGCATAGTCATTGGAGTTCCCCGTACACATCAGAGCCCTGACGCGCGTAGAACCGCGCAAGTCGCTTGTCTAACGGTACTCTGTGGCCCGTAACCGTCTTAACGTAGTATTGGATGTTCATTGTTATAGTGGTGAAACGATGAAAGTATCTGCCATGCCTTCGTTTGATTCCCATGCGGACACGTACCATTGGGTCTCTTGGGTGAACGTTGTGAACGTCTGTACATCAGAGCGGTAATCAGCGTCCATGACAACATAGACGCTATCCCCGACCTTAGAGACTTGATGGGTTGCATCCTGTCCTTTCATCCGTTCAACAACGTCGTCTTGTGACGCTTGCTCGCTCATGCTAGAGCCACCGTTTCGTGGAACACATGGCCGAATTCACACTCATATTTCTCGACAAGGACACCTTCATCCCGCTCGGTTGTCTCTTGCAGGCTCGTTGCGCCGTCGCAGTTTTCGTGGTTGCAGTGTAGCGCCATTACGTCTTACTCTGTGTGGGCCATGCACTTAGTAGTACCGAATACGTACACTTTATGTACTCGGCCTGTATAGGGGTATGTGTATGGGACGACGACCTAACATCCGTGAACCACTCGCGGAGACACTTGAAGAGGTAAAGCAAGAAAATGACTATAGCTCGCTTGGCGCGGCCATGACACATATCGCTCGGGAGGCAGGATATGACATCTAAGTTAGACCACACCGATGAATCAACGTTACGCCGACTTCACCGCGACAAACGCCTTAGTTTAGAACGTATTGGGGAGCGGTGTGGAGTTCACAGGCAAACAGTTTACTATTGGATGCAGAAACATGGTATACAAATGCATGACCGCGAAGAGCAAGTTGAACGCGCTAAAAAACTTCGGCCTGCGTTCTACAAAACTGACGAATCTGGATATGAAATCTGGCGAACGTATCTAGGCAGTGGAGAAGAACGCGCACGTCTACCTGTTCATAGATTAGCAGCCGTCGCTTGGTTCGGTTTTGATAAGGTTGCAGACAACGTTGTTCACCACGAATCAAATATCCCTTGGGATAATCGAGAGGATAACCTGTCAGTGATGTCTGATAATGAGCATAAGTCGCTCCACGCATATTTATCGGATTTCGGAGGTGCATATACAGATGCCTGAACTTGCAATCTTCGCTACAGAGTGCCGGAACTGTGAAAAACAAATCACGTATAGCGAACCCGTGCGTGCGGGGACACAAGACCTGTCCGGGAGACAAGCCCGTAGGGTTCGGTGTAGTAATTGTAATACGACTAACTTTATTGAACAGGAGCAAGTGCAATGACCAAGAGAGAACGGAACGAGTATGAGCAACGGAGGGAGAGTGTTCCGGTGGTGCCACAAAATGGATAGAAAATACTACGAAAACTACCGCGCTTTGCAAAACCACGGTGTGAACGTTCGCAAAGAGCGTATTCCACCGATGAACGCTGGTGGTGACAGTGAGACAATTCCCCACTATACGCTCAAGTGCTTAATGGCCTTTGTCGGTGCCAGAGACTACGGCTATATGGCTGATTTAGAGGTTGAGGTACCTTCAGGGGAGATTGACTGTCTTCTATGGGGCCACCAAGAAAGGCTAACCTATGCCTGTGAAATTGAGACCTCTCCAACAGAGGAAACCAAACAGGAAAAACTCGACAAGTACGTTCATGCTATCCCTGCAATTGACGATATGGTATGGATCAACCCAGCGAATTACAGCATGGACATGGTAGAAGCCACCGAACAACTGAGTGAGAAACTATGACGAAAACATTAGCAACCGGCAGTTTAGCAAAGCTCAAGAACAACATCGATACGATTGCGCCATGTCTCTACGCAGACGGGGTGTGGACAGTTGACGACATAGACGCAGATAATGATGCACTGCGTCCTGCGATGCAACTACTCCATAAGTGTGGCGCGGTCGAACACTTAGGGCTAACACATGTGAGCGTTGGTCAGCAAACCAAGAAAATGACGAAATGGCGCTGGACAGACAGTAGACTACAAGGCAAGCTCCAAGAGCACTACGAAGACCGTGATACCATGCCCTGTGGAATAGAGGGGCATACGCCGCATATCCACAACCATAGAGACGTGGATGGGTTAACGTGCAAGCACTGTGTCGCAAACGGCAACTATCCAGAATTCGAGAAAGAGGAAATCAAGGACTTGCTATGAGAACATTCAGTTCAATTAACACAGATGACTGGGATTGGCTCACAGCGAATGTAGAGCGGTTCAAGCCGTTTCTTGACGCTGACGGGGAATGGTCGGCCAGTGACTTTGACGCCGCGACAAAGCCACAGAGGCACAGTCTACAGTCAGTCAGAGAGCACAATGCAATCAAGCGTGTTGGAGAGGTTAGCAAAGGCACGAGTTCGTCGTATGCGTATGTTTACCGCTGGAATCCCGAAGTGCAAGACCGGCTCCAAGAGTACCTTGCCGAGTTAGACACACTCCCCTGCGGGCATAGAGCACACGTCAAGCATCATGACGACGTGGATGGGTTGACCTGCCGATACTGTATCAACCTCAGAGACGAGTACCCGGAGTTCGACAAAGCAACGGTCAAAGAGAGACTATGATATACCACACTCCAATGAGCACAGTTGGCGGCGATAAACGCATCTACCACACAGACAAGGATTGTAGGCACTTACCAGACGATCCAGACGGCTATTATGAACGCGAGGAACCCGTTGATGGGTGGGAGCTATGCCAGACTTGCGAAGGCACAGAGACCCATACGAACGGCGATAATAGCCTATATAAGAAAATCAGCGACCCGGAGTTCACAGCATGAAATGTATTGAGTGCGGCCACAAGATACGGACAGAAATGGATACAGAGATTTGCACCAGTTGTACGGAGAGTGAGAGTAATGCCTGAGTGCGACTGTGGGGCCGAGATAACTGCTAAGAACAGCGCCGGCCACTATCGGGATAGTTGCATTAACTGTATCCAACAAGCCGCTCAGACAACGGCTCACGTCCAAACGTGCGAGGCTAAATCTTGCACTGTCTGCGATAGCTGGCTTCAGGAGACACAGCGCTGGGTGTCTTTCTTATATGCCGCCGTGCAACTCCGCAGGAGTCGTGAAAATAACCCTAACAGTACGCTCAACCAGTTCAAATGAACACGAAACACGTCACTATCAGTTATGAAGTCCCACGGAATCCAGAAGCCTATCAAGCAACGACGCATTTTGGTCAGCGGGCAAAAGGCAGAGTGCCACCAAAGCACAGAGATAAGATTATCCGGGAATGCATCAAGAAAGGGAAGATCCGAGGCACAACGCCAACGCAGGCTTGTCAGGAAGATGGCGTAAAGCAATACTTCGCCTTTGAACGGTCAATTGAAGGCTCAGATTGGCGTGTTGTTGTCGGCATCCGGCCAAAAGCCTTCAAGGAAGACGATATCAAGCATTACGCTGTTACAATCGTTGACGTGGAATGAAAGATATCCTCTTACGACAGAGTGGCGCGGATATTCGCATTACTGTTTCAGATGAGGATTATGAGAAGATACTCGACGCCGGCCATATCATCAAAGAGGAAGGCCTGAACCCGGCGGTTGTGACGCTTCGGTAGTTCTCAAAAAGGTAGGCTCTAGATTGGAGCCCGTCCTAAGCCATCTTTGGCTTGTGGCTACGATACCTTATATCTGTTGGAGAAGGGTTAGTTACCTATACGTCTGTCTTCCGGCCACAACTGGGACAGGTTGCTCGCTTAAGATCGCCTGAGTAATCCCAGTTATAGCCACACTTGTCACACTCGTTCATTAGTGACGTTCACCGTCGTACCAGTCAAACATATCCCGCCGTAGTTTGGCAAAATAGTTGGAACGTGGCGGCTTGTCTGCCGACCACGCACGCGGCACTTCGGGCGACGTGAACATGATACCTTCGCAAAATGTTCCGTTAGACACCGAAGCCTCATCTAAAGATGCACCGTGCATCTTGGAGTAAAAGAGGCTGAATAGGTCATCTTCAAACCAGCCGCTAATGGTGTCAAAGTCTTGTGGGTATTCCCCCCAACTATTATAACTACACTTTTGCCGGAGCCATTCAAACGGGATAAATAACAGTTCGTCTAGTTCGTGGTTGTTGCCGTTAATCTTCGGCCCAACCGTTTCGCCAAAGTGATATCCCTCTGCAAGCCCATCAGTATAGCCACGGGTAACAGAGTTTTGGACAGCCCGAGCAATCCGCTGGTGCATGGTTGACCCATACGGTTCAACCCAATTCATTGACTTATTACCGGCACGGGCAAAGGCGTCAACAACTTCACCGTTTTCAACATAGATGGCACAGTTAGTCCCGTCTAGTTTTTCAACGGCTTGCCACTCGGTGAATTGTAGCAATTCGCTGTTCCGATTATCATACACGACATAATCACCATCCTCGTTTTCATGCCGTTCAAATGGCGATTCAATCTTCGGGAATCTTGGCGGGACGCTTGGCGCTTGCATTGCAAATACTACTACCACTACTACCAATGTAAAAGTTGGGGATTGTAACCCAATCAATACCTTTTTGGCTATGCGTGTTCTTAGATATAACTACGCAGTTGCACGCCACGTAGAAAGACCGCGATGGACAAGTCTTTCTACGATATCCACCACCTTGAGTGTTGGGTTTGAGCGGTGCCTGCGAAGGCAAAATCATGACCGAAATCACAGTCCGCTGCGATAGGTGTGGCAGAGAATTTGGATCAAATCGTGCGCTTAGTATTCACAAGACCACCGGCCATGACAAACCATATAGAGAGGAAGAAAGCCTGAAAAGGTTATACTATGAGGAGGGTTTGACTCAAAAACAGATAGCCGAGAAGTTTGATGTCCACCGGCAAACAATAGCAAACGCAATTGAAGATTTGGGGATTGAGAAAAAAGATAGGTATGAAATTCTAGCAGGGATGCTAAGAGAGGAATACGCCACATTCTACCAAAATGAGAAAGGGTATGAAAAGTGGAGTACAGAGAATGGTGAAGTCTATCTCCACCGCTTAATCTGTGTTGCAGAGTACGGGTTTGACGCCATCCGGGATAATCACGTCCATCATAAGAACGGCATAAGGTGGGATAACAGAGTGGAGAATCTTGAGGTACTATCGGCTAAAGAACACATTCAAATGCACCATCAAAAGTTGAGTCAACGCGAGTATGAAGAAATCAGGGAAAGGGCAGAATTGGAGGATGTGACCCACAAAGAGTTAGCAAACGAGTACGGTATTGACGAATCAAACGTGACGAGGACCATCAACAATGAATCTAACTGTTAAATGCCGAAACTGTGACAGTCTTGTAGAGCTAATCAGACGACCAGATCGAACGCTAGCACTCCGATGTGACTGCCCTGAACAACGGAGCATTAGAGTGCAACGGAAAATGCCGGAGGGATGGGAATGAGTGAATACAGAGACAAGGCCGATACAAGCCGGTGTTACTTCTGTCCCAAGCGGAACGACATTGAGGTGCATCATATTGTTCCGCAACGCTTCAACGGGAGCGACAGTCGGGAGAACCTTGTTGCATTGTGCGACCGTTGCCACAGGAAGATTGAAGCGCTATACGACAAGCGGTTCTATGAGAGGCTCGGCATAGCCGATGAAACCGGCGACCGGAAGGCGCACTTTGAGTGTGTGGGTCAAGACTGTCAACAGCGGGCGCAAGTGCGTCTCAAGAACGAAGCGGGATTCCCACGGTGGAATTGTTTGGATTGTGCTACCCGCACAGCTACCAGAACGGAGATCACAATCATAGAAGACATGACAGACAAGTTCCAGAGTCGGCTTGAGTGGGTCGAAACGGCGAAAGCCCATAACAAACTCAAGTCCACAAGCTTGTACTGATACACTACTACTACACTACATACAAATAATACGTAATATTACTACTACTACAAACTACTACAATGAGCAAAGAACGAATCTCTGCCTCAGTTGACCCGGAAGTTGATGCGTACCTCTCACGAGAAACGGTTAACGCGTCAGGACTAATCAACCAGCTCGTGAAACAGCAAATGTCTGCGGGAGACGACAGCAAGCAACTCCTACAACTCCGGTTGGAACAAATCAACTCGGAAATTGACCGCCACGAGTCGCAGCTTGAGACGCTTGAGAAAGAGCGTGAAGGCGTCAAGAAACGGCTTGAGAAAATCAAAGAGGAAGAACACGGCCAACGTCAAAAAACGCTTGAGAGGCTTGAGACAGTCCCGTGGAAAGAAGACAATCCTGCAATCAAGACGAATGCAGAAGACTTGGGTATGGAACCACACGAACTGATTAACGAACTGGAGGATTACCATGCTGAGTGAATCAGAGTCAGACGCGCTACACGCGTTCGTTCGCAACTACTGTGAGAACGAAGTAGCAGAGCTATGCAAGAAATGGCCACCAAGTGATTGAATTAGCAGCACTGCCCGAAGACACTGGTGGGCAGACACCAGACAAAATCAAGGTTGAAGTGACAAACGACCTTGCTGGAACAGTCTCAGCAGGGGACCGTGTTGAGATATCTGGTGTGCTGAAAACTGAAACCGAAGACTTACACACAAAGCAGAACCCAGACATTCGCCGGCCTATCTACCTTGAAGGGCGTGCGATACAGAACGAACAAGAGAGTTTCGCGGAGATTGAGCCGTCCCGGATCGATGAAATCAAGGAGTTAGCAGGTGAGCCTGACATTTACCAACAACTCATAGACTCCTTTGCACCACACATTTACACAACGGAACAAGGCGACCGTCAGAAACTCGCTATCATTCTGGCGTTGTTCGGTGGGGTACAGAAACAACTCCCAACAGGATCACAGATTCGAGGGAACATCAACGTCTTACTTATTGGGGACGGCGGGACAGCAAAAAGCCAGTTCCTCAAGACAGCAGAAAAACTTGCACCGAAAAGCGTGCTTGCATCCGGGAAAGGAGCAACAGCAGCAGGACTTACTGCTACGGCAGAACAGTCAAACCTCACGGGAGAATGGTCACTCAAGGCTGGCGCATTGGTCATGGCCGACCTACTGAGAGAATACATCGCCTATGCACGGCAAAAAGAGCCAACGTATGCGTCCGAAGATGTGAAACAGCGGCTCATAAGCTACTATGTTGACCTTCGGGAACAATCCGAAGACGGCGATGAACCCGGACCACGACACAATGACAGCCTGCGGCGACTGGCTCAGGCAAGTGCCAGAGTGCGACTGTCCGAAGACATAGAAATGGAAGATGCAGAACGGGCCATAGATATGTTCAAGTTCACGGTCGGGCAAGTCGGACTTGACGAAGACGGGAACGTAAGCGGGAACCAACTCAATGGCGGCAAGCGAACCGACAAATCGCAAGAAGACTGTATTGAGAATGTGCAAGAGGCAATCAGGCAGTTAGAAGGCGATAATCCGGCAAGGATAGATGAGATAAAGGACAGACTCACAGGCATCAAGGACAAGAAGATTGAGTATGAGATACAGAAACTCAAGCAACAGGGAGAAATCTATGAGCCACGAACAGACAAATTCCGGGTGAGCTAACAATGCCAACAGAAAATACTACACTCAAACGAGTGCATGAATTTACAGGTGCATGGCGTTGGCCGGAAGATGTAGAGCGGTTTATTAGAGATGAGTGCAACGGGAAATGCTTACACGTATGTTGTGGGAAGTCTGACTTAGGGGATGTGACGTTAGATGCTGATGCAGGCAATAGCCCCGATATAGCTGGAGATATGACGGAATTGCCCTTTAGAGATTGCGAGTTTGACACTGTGATAGCTGACCCCCCGTGGAAATCTGTCGATATATTTGATAGACATGGTATGTTTTATGAGTTAGTTAGAGTCACAAAACGGCAAGGAAAAATAATCCATAACGCTACATGGGTCCCCGAAAGTGAGCAATGCGAAAAACTCGCAGAATACAGGCGGCAAGATATATCGTTCGGTGATGCAAGCATTATCAGCATCTTTGAACGGTGGAAAGATCAAACCAGCTTAGAAAAATATCAATAATGGTAAGCACACACCAGAGTAACACAGGCGATATGAACATCCTACACTGTTTCGCAGATGAGGGAATTGAATCGGAAGCATTAGCGGCATATGGCGATGTGACAAGAGTAGGGCTAGACCCACAAGACACACCATACACTAGAACACTCATTCAAGCAGATGCGCGAGAAGTGAACTTCAACCAAGAGTTTGACTTGGGGCTGTTCCATCCACCATGTCAGCGTTGGGCGGTCGGATCATACACTAGCGGCGACCCAAAAGACAGACATGATAATCTCATTCCAGTGGCGCGAGAGATAGCACAAGAACACTGCAAGAACTGGATAATCGAAAATGTCCCACAAGCACCACTCAAAGATCCAGTGTTCTTGGATGGGCGTATGTTCGGAAGCCCATTGGTCTATGAGCGGGCATTTGAGACGAACTATCACGTACCACAACCACCACGGCAAAAGACGTTTGCTCAAGTGAGCGAGGGAATACAGACCCATCATGAAAACGGTGGATTCCAAGGATCAAAACAAGAATGGAAGTCTCTCAAAGGGTATACTGGAGAATATAATAGCCGGAGCTTAAAGCGCGAAGCAATCCCAAGAGCATACATTAACTACCTAATCAGACCACTCCTATAATGGTTAGTAAACACCAGAGTAACACAGGCGGGAACAGCTATGATAGTGAGGCAGGACGCTTCCTCTCTAGTGAGAACGACGTAAATCCAATCCCAGTAATCAGGGGGATACGGAAGTATGATCGAGCACTTTCGTACCACCAAGAGGCACACAAACGCGACGTGGATGCAGAAATCAAGAAAGCGATAGCGAGGAAACTGCAGGAGTTAGATGGATGAGAGAACTACAAGACACAGCTGATGGGGAACCACCATTCCCGATTAAGTATTATAGCGTTCAACCGAACCGATGGACGTTCAAAAGCGATAAGATACGGCAATGGGTAGAATCGCACTTGCATGGCAAGGTCTTGAATGCGTGTGCCGGGAAGACAAAACTGAATCATAACGGTGAGATCGTTCGGAACGACTATAACCCGGAGCGGGATGCACACACGCATCATGATGTGACAGAGATATCAGAGCACTTTGAGCCAAACTCATACGATTGTATAGTCTTTGACCCTCCGTTCAGCGAGAAACAGGCCGATAGCTCGTATGATGGCGTTCAGGTGGCAGAGATAGGCCAAGCAATGCAGCAGTTTGACCAGCTCTTACGAGCAAATGGAACAGTCATTCAGATGGGCTTCACTACAACGTGTATGCCGGGGCAGTTGGATTACAAACGCCAAGAGGTTGCTATCTTCAATACGCTCGGCAGGATGAACGACTGGCTCGGAACGGTAGATAAACGCATGAGTTCTGACCTACGTAGTTACGAGTAGGCACCACAAGCTTTATTATACATCCGGCATATTGTTTAGATAGGTGCGAACCAATGCAAGATAAGAACCTATCCGATGTGTCCGAAGGCGACTACGTTGAAGTTGAAATTGTGAACGACTGTCCGCTTGGGGGCGCAACGCAGCAAGCCGGATTCACCGTTGAAGAGACGACCATGACCGAAATCCGGGGTACCGATGAGTCATGGGGCGATGAGTGTGTTATCAGCGGGTTCGGCACTGACACGATATCATACAGTGACGCTGGAAAGTCTGGTGAAGTTGATGAAGTGCGTATCATGGAAACGACTGACGATAATGTTCCGATTCACGGAAGCGGTACGGTGGTGGCCTAAAACAATGTACGGACACAAACAGCAATACCACGTTACCGAAGAGAACGACCGACTCGGCCCAAAGATGCAACAGACTATCAAACTCATGTCTCAGCGTGGGCAGATGCCGAGTAAAAACCAGCTTGCCAAGTCTGTCGGCCCCAACGGAAGCCAAGACTACGGCTATCGAATCGTCAACCGATGCATCAAGGCCGGTCTACTGACGGTTGATCCAGATAGTGACATGGCGAATCCACACGGTAGGGGCGCGGTCAAGATAACCGACAAGGGCATGAGCGTTGCGAATGACCTGTTGGCGGAGGAATAATAATGCAAGCCGAACTGCCAACCAAGACGGTCAATCCACGGACAGAGATACAGGAGTGTTGGAGAGTGCAAGCGAGTGAGAACATCAGCGATAATACCATCCGGTGTGTGGTTGACGAACTCGTGATTGAAGACACGGTTGATGCGATGATTACCGAACTGGTGGACTTTGAGGCAGTCCGACAGTTGTAGCAACAGAGAACCACAAACTATAAGTGCAAAGGGGCATATTGTACTAACATGGCGCAACAGACCAACGCCGCAGTCGAGCCGGATCATCAAGAGACCCAGCGCGTCGCCGCGCTGATTGAGCGTGACTTTGCGGGCGTCACCACCGACACCAGCCGGGACACGGTCAAAGTGACGTTTGGCGACTATCTGCCACCTGAGACGGCGCAGATAGCCCGCGAGCACGGCTATCAACTCTACGCAGTGTTCGGCTCAACTGCCGACTTCGTGGCTGAGGATTCGGCGCGGATGGACCGGCTTGACTAAGCCACCCACTGTATCCTCTCACTGGGGGCTGTCCCTGCCAGCGAATGCAGGGGTTAATGGCACAGGTCACACCACAAATCACAGCCAAAATCATGGCGTACAGAGCAATGAACTACAACCAACAGGAGATAACCGAAAAGGTGCCCGTGAGCTATTCAACGGTGAACAGGATGCTCAATCAGATCGAAATTGAAGCAAAGAAATCGGACGAACCGCTGGAAGTGTTCGGTGAGAACATGGAAAACCTACTTGACGTTACGGTTGGGGTAACTAACAATGAGTAAGAAAGCAAAACGAAGACTAATCATGGAGGCGGTTGACTATCCAGACAAGCGCGTTAATTACCATGGCGAGGGTTTCACGTACAAACGCAGCGGTGAACTGCTGAATGAAGAACTGAGAGAGGTGCTGAAGGCCCTTGATGTTTGGTCGGATGCGTTTGAGACACGGCATAAGCGGGCGTGGCGTCGTTACATTCGAGACGCAGTAGGCTTAGAGTACGATAGTATGATGGGTTGGGAATCGTTTAGTGAACATGACCTAATGCAAATCTATCACGAGGTGCAAGAATGACGCAAAAAATCATAGTCAATCGCGGTTATGGTGGATTTAGCATTGCTGACGATGTTGTGACCCTGATGCGCGAAGAACTCAACTGTGAGGTGGCACAAGACCTCACACTACCGGGAGAGAGTTACGACGACGGTAGTGAGCGGGACGCAAATGATTTTCGAGACTGTTGCTATCCAAGGGATGATGAGATGGCACGAGACCATGAGTGTCTTGTTGAGGCTGTTGAACGCGGGTGGACAAATGACCTATCCGTTTGTGAAGTGCCTAGTGATGTTAAGTGGGTTATTACCGAGTATGACGGAGCCGAAACCGTCCGAGAAAAACATCGGACTTTCCCAAGTGGAGACTTAGCGAAAGGCATTGCAAGGTCTTACGAGGTGCAAGACTAATGCCATACCCACCGGGACTATCACGGCAAGATAAGGTCAGAGCGGGAATCATCCAAGAGACGGTCCACTGTGTCGAGTGTGACGCCGAGGTAACAAGTGAAGACCATGCAGAGTGGTGCGAACTATCGGACTTGGACGTTGATGAACTCGCGGAACTGGAAGCAGAGGAAGCACAGCATATTGAATACGATCCGGTTGAACACCAATGAGTAACGGGATTACAGACTTGAGCGTGTTGCACGACAAACCGTATAGTGACATCAAAGGCGATTGGATCAAAGTTGAGCAAGAAGTAGACAATCGTGATCCGTTAAACCCATCACAAGACGACAGAACAGACTTAGTGAGCACAGAAACGCAGGAGGGTTGGATAGCCGGCAGAGGGAACGGCACAGGTGTCTACTATGACAGCGAGCTAGGTGAGGTAATGACGCATAATATTGGACCAGCAATTTACCTCAAGACCGCACGAGATACTGTGTTAGAAGTTCGGACCGACAAGGAAAACAACAAACTACTTGACTACAAGAACAATGACTAGTACACAGTCCTGTCCGTGTGGTCTGGATTACTATGGTGAGATGGTATCGGTAGAGTCTCGCTTGCGGCCACGGAATAGAAGCGAAATCTGTGTTGACTGTCGGTTTAGTTGGGGTGTGAAAGATGACTGAGGAAATCCCGACAGGAGAGAAAACGACAGTGCCAGCGAGTGAGTTGGAGGATTTAGTGGAACAGTGGGAAAAGAACGGCGCGGATGATTTTGACAACGGCACCAACTACTACCGACGGTTTACAGGCAAACAGCAACTAAAAGACGCTGTGGAACTCCAAGCACTCATAGACAAACACGACCCAAAACAATGACCAAGACAGCAGCATACATCTACGGCGTTGTAATCGGTTACTGGATAGGGGCAGGGTATGCACCAACCGGGATAGGAATCTACGGTGCTGGCTTCCTCTCGTTAGTGCTGATAACGATTGCGTACTACTTGGAGAAACAAGATGGCAATTGACTTCACGAGCGGAACGAGCTGCCCGGAGTGTGCAAACCTCTTGTGGGGAGACAATTACTGCCCGAACTGTCGGACTACATACGATGACTAAGTCTATAAGGATGGCCCCGTAAGTATAACTATGGCAGATGCATACAAATGCGACCGGTGCGGAGAGTACAAGGACGGTAAGCCAGAGTGTCTGTTTGAGTTTCCAAATCCATTCAGGCAAGGGCTGACGGATAATGACGAACGTAAGATGTCGCTCTGTGCTGACTGTCAAGATGCTCTTACCGAGTTCATGAGCATGAGCGCAGACGACGACAACGGCCTATTCAATGTCGAGTTTGAGTATACTGGAGAACCAATAGCAGGAACCACAAATCACGAGTTCCCATCTTTCAGTGATAGGGTGAGAACTCTTGAGATGGATATCCAGCAACCACGTCGTATGCGGCGAACAGACCTCAAGCGACAAGTTGACATGGGTGCAAAGAATTACTAATGACCGGCAATCATCGGTATATTAACAATGCAGACCAACAGCGGTGTAGATACGGCCACTTCGCTACGGTGCTGAGTGAGAGTGAGACTTTGATCCGAGTCGAGTGTACAGTCTGTAACGAGAAACACGCACTGTGGGGTTCGGAGATATAGCGGCAAGGGCGTTTATAATCGGTACGTTTTAGTCGGTGTAGGTATGAGTATATGGCAAGCACCTTTTGGTAACACCGCTACTGGTGGTGTTGCACACTCAGTCATGGCTGTATCCAAACACAAGCAGACACAGTGCAAGCACTGCGAAGACAACTATACAACCGGCTTTGATGCACAATACTGTTCAGAACAGTGCTTCTATCGGGAAAAGGGTTCAAGCGCACAGAACATTTTGAAACACGATCACCGTCTGTGCGGAACCTGCGCAGCTATACTCAAGCAGATCGACCCACCGAGCGAGGAGTGGGAGCACAAACGCCAGAGTATGCAAGAAGTCCTGTTAGAGAACGGGGCAGAGCTCATACAAGGCGACTCCAGGATAGAGATAGACGCAACAGAGGCAACCGGCCATAGACCAATCACGGATGCAGTCATCGGGTTTCAGGATAGCACCCCAGAAGCGACGGACGTACTAAGAGATAGCCACACAGACAAGTATTCTATTGAGCAAATCACACGCACTGGATTAGGGTGTGAGTGTGGCAATGCAGATACAACGCATACTTCGGATATACTCCAACAAGCTGACCTTGTTCGTGTTTTATCTAACTATGTTCAAACGTTTCGGTTACTCTACCACGAAGGGCAGTTAGACCAGATGATAGACAAGGACATCTTTTTCACAGAATACAAGCGTTCACAGGACATTACATACGCACTGGGGAAAGCACTACACAGTAAGTAATCATGGTACTACAATCAGACGTAACGGTCGACATAGACACAGAGACGATAAATAATGCAGTGCGAGAGAAATTCACGGAAGCATCTGGTCCACCGGATACAACGCAAGTAAAAGCACCTATCTCGCCGTTTGATGAGTGCTTCCAGTCTGTTAACGATGTCCTGAAAGACACAGATGCAATCCCGGATGATGCGCTTATCCAACGCATTGTTGTTGATGCACCCGGTGAGTATGTTCGTGTCTGGTACGATACGGAGTGACTAAGACATGTGTGATGGATACTTCACGCCACAGCGTTGTGATATACACGGCGTTTATCGAACATTAGTATGTCAACAGTGTGTTTTAGAAACGGACGAGAGCGGCGACTGAAGCGGTTTATTTGAAACGATAGCCATGAGTAGTACCAACGGAGTGAAAGCGGATGAGCGGCCAGAGAGCGCCGTCTGTAACGTCGAAGACTGTTCGGCGTGGAAGACAGGCGACTTAAACTTCTGCCATCATCACAAAGGCATGGCAAAAGGCGGTGGGACAGAGAACAATGGGAACGCCGTGAAGCACAATCTTGACGCTGATAGGTCAAAGCTCTGGGAACGGATGCCTGACACCCGGCAAGAAGTCTTTGAAGGCATTGTTGAGAGCCTTCGAGAGCGATACGAGGAATATCACGGCAGAGAGCCGGTTGGCGATGAGATTGAAGATTTCCGGGAGATAGCATGGTCAGTGATTGAGAAACGGTATGCTCGTGACTACATGGCGGAATGCATGGACGAAACAGGTAATCCGCTCATGGAACGCGTTACCCGGACGGTCGACGGCGAGAAAGTCACGTTTGAGCAACCGAACGGGCTACTCGGACGAATCTCGGAGAATCGCCGTGAGGATCGCCTACTCAAGAAACACACTGGGCTGTATAAAGACCCAGAGAGCCAGCAGGCAGATGCGTCAAAAGAACAGGCAGAGTTAGTTCGGAAGGCGCTGCAAGAGGATTAGTCGGGTTGGAGCCGTTGATTACAACCGGGGCACATGATTTCAGTCTCTGGGTCGGTAGACCATCCAGTGATGCCAAGGCCACAGGTTTCACACGTCCAGTCGAGTTGGGTTTTATCGTCACTCATAGCTGTAGTCGTCTATCAGGGCTTCAACATCTTCTGCGAACGATTCAACGACGTTAGCAGTTTCGTAGTGGCCGCCACTGCCTGCCTGTTGTGCCGTGTTGAGTAGGTCGCTATGGAGTTCCTGTAGGGCTTCCACGGGGACGGCGTCAACACGTTCACGGACTGCATCACGCCCGCTGAAGTGCTTTTTTAGGCCCTTGTGAGCGGCATCGGAACCCCACACACTGCCGTGATATAGGTCTTGGTTGACCATAACGGAGTAGAGTTCGGAGTCCGAAGGGTCGCTATCGGTCATATTTCACCCTCAAATAACTCTGCGACCTCTTGATCTGCTGTTTCAGCACACTCTGGGCAGAGTTCGGCCTTCGATTTGGTGGTTGAATCAGTCCACCCTGTAATACCTCTTGAAGCGTAAGAGCGGTACTTACGCCGGCATGGCGAACCTTCTCGATACTCATCACAGCGGTCGCATTTGTATGCGTCTGTCATCGTTCAAGCCTCTGGTGGTGCAACGGTCACTATTCTATTCTGGTAGTTGATTGGGACCGTCACTTCAACCGTTTCGCCGGATTGGAGCTGTTCTAACTGTTCTGTGTTGAGTTGGACGTACATTATCGTTCAAGCCTCTCTTGCAGGGTCTTCACATCCGTTTGCAGGTCTTTCAGCCGCCCTTCAACGGTGTCTAACCTCTCATACAACTCATCAACGTCAAACTCGACACCCGGTTCGTTGACCATTGAGAGTTGGTCTTTCAGTTCCTTGATTTCGTCCGCTGTCTCTTGGTTGGCTATATCTGAGCTATCACCCAAAAGCCGGGCTATAACGGACTTGTAAGGCTCGTCGTCATACTGCCGTAGCTCTTTGAGTTGCTGTGCTTGCGTCTTCGTAATTTGGATTGTTGTGTGTTCGGTCATTGATGCACCGCACGCCCACAGTAGCCGGTGAGACTATACAACCTGTGGGTTAGGCGAAGGTGAGTTCTGAGGTTTCAAACTGTGCAACGCTTTCTGGGTTACACTCCTTGAGAACCTTCCGAACGTAACTCTCGGTCGGCTGATCGGTAAGGATGTTGTTGCACTCAATAACGTTTTCACAGAACTCGACAACCGTCATGTCGAGATTGTCAGCGGCTTTGTCTCGGATGTGGTTTGCTTTGTCGCCGCTCGGTCCCGCTTCGCCCGTGTAGATCGTGACGAGTTCTCGCACAGTCTGACTCATACCTAAACGTTATAGCGCAGGTATAATAAAGGTAACGGTTTAGCTATAACCATGCCAGAACAAGACGCCACCTTAGCCGACGTGCTTGGGCAATATGCTCCGGGGACGGGTAAAGATAGATACGTCCGGTTCATCGATGAGGTTTTAGACTATCCTGTCACGGACACGCTTGAGACGATGGCCAAGTCCTTGGAACAGAACGAGCAAACCTTGGCTGTTGGGGCGAACGGACCGGGTAAGAGTTATGCAGCCGCTCTGTTGGCTGTCACAGTGCTCTATACCAACGCCGACGTGGTTGTTCCAGTCACGGCAGGGAACGGTGACACGCTCAAGAATAGTATCTGGAAGCCAATCAAGTCTATTTGGCGTAGCACGGGCTTGCCGGGTGACTACAAGGATAACGATAGGAGCCTGCATACTGGCTTTGATGATGAGTGGTTCCTAGAGTGTCATTCACCGCGACACCCTGACGACCTTGAGGGCGACCACAACAATAACGTGGTCTATATCATTGAAGAAGCTGATAAACCCGGCGTCACTGCGGAACACATCGACTCGGCACGGTCTACGCTTGGCGACGACGACCATATTCTAGTGATTGCGAACCCGCCGACAGATGAGACGAACGTTGTAGCGGACCTAATGCAGAATCCTGAGTGGCATAGGCTTCAATTCCCAACGTGGGAATCTCGGAATGCTCGGGTTGACCGTGGAATCTGTGACAAGGATAAGATAGGTGGCATTGCCGGCCTGAGTAAGATGCAGTCCGACTGGGCCGAGTATCATGATTCTAGTTGGCCCGGCATTGAGAGAGTTATAGAAGTTAGCAGTCCGTACCTCACACCAGAAGGGGAACCGACTACAAAAGAGTGGGAAGCGGCACGGGAAACTCAGCCGAACGAAGTGGTCGGTCGAGAGGGGTTGTATGATCCGAACGTCAAAGCGAAAGAGAACCCAGAGTTTCGGGCAGACCTAGATGAGCGTTGGTATAAGCGACGTGCGGGAGTTATGCCAGCGGACGGGGCAGAGAAATGGCGTCCGTGGTCTATCGCTGATGTAGAGGCAGGGTATAGTAGAGACGTTGGCTATGTTCGTGAGACGCCGGAGTGTCTTGGTGTCGACGTGGCTGATGAGACGGACAAGACTGTTGCTGTCGGGTTGCATGACCAAAAGGCAGTTATCGAATACACTAGCCAGCGGAAACTACCGGAGCAGCGCACAGAACTCTTAGAGAAAATCCGAGAGTGGCCGGACATGGATGGCAGGGTCGATGCCGTGGGCAGTGGACGGGACATAGCCCAAACACTCGCTGAACGGTTTGCTGGCTTTTCCGAGTTCGGGAATGGTGAAGTGGCTGTTGATGATGACTATCGCCATAAGTGGGACCATGGCCTACAACTCATAGGCGAATGGCTCCGCAGTGGTGGTAGTTTTGATGACGGGAATCTATACGAACAACTCAAAGTAGCCGCTCGAATCATTCAGTTCCAGCGTAACCACCTAAAAAGCCGTGGTAAAGTGATTGAAGCCACGACGAAAGACACGCTTAAGAAAGAGTTAGGTTACTCTCCAGATGAGCTTGACGCATTGCTGATGAGTCTATACGCACGAGAAACAGATAAAGCCATCTCACGAACAACGTCAACCTATAACAAGATTACAACGCAATGAGTAGAACAAGTCGTGCATGGGAAGCCCTGCAAGAGCGGTTAGACCAAACTGTTGAGACGGTCACACGCAGCGCTCGGATTGATATAGTCTCTGGCGGCGTTGATGAGATTGACCCACCCGAAGATTTAGACAAGTTTGCTGAACAGGCACGAACGACAGGGCCTGTTCGGAAGAATCTCCGGCAGTTCGTGAATGATGTGTGGGAACCCGGCTATCGGGTGACTGCCGAATCCGGGCAAACTGAAGCCTACTTTGAGGGTGGGGAGGATGCGCCTGAGGGAACGCCTGAAGGTGGCTTCCTCGCTAATGCTGGTGTGTTCGGTGGGGAACGGCACACTGACTTTTACGATTTCGGTAAGGCAACCACATGGCAGAAGTGGGTTCGTGGGACGATCCTCGTTGAACTCTTGAAGTCTGAGCCAGAGAATCCAGACAGTCCGATTACTGGCTTCTACCATATCCGGCCTGAAACAATCTACCCGCAAGTGCAAAATAATACGAATATCCTCCTTCCAGCGGACACTGAAAACCTACCGGATGATGTAGACACTGAGGAAGTCGAGAAAACCAAACGCGGGGAAGTGGCTGCGTACATTCAGTTTGATGATGAGTCAATCTTGGGCATCCGGCGTGGTGGGTTTGACCGACAGCAGATCCCACTGAGTCAAAACGACGTAATGAAGCAAGTCCTTGACCCAGATATCGGGGATGATGCGGGGCTTGCTGACACGCAGGGCGTGTTTGGCACGTCTATCATTGAGGGTATCACCGAGGATATTGAGGAATACAAGCGCATCAAGCGAGACCGGGCAGAGGCTATATCTCGGAAGGCATACGGCGTGTGGACGGCACAGTTCAAGCCAGAGGTAATTGAACGCGGTAACACCACCGAGGTTGTTGAATGGTCTGACAGAGCAATCCAGAACGCAGAGGCAGACCTTGAAAGCATGGGGCCGGGTGACATATACACATCCGATGCGAATATCGACCTTGAAAAGTTTGAGCCGGATGTGCCAGAACTGAACCCGGTCATTCAGCAGTACATTAACATCATGCTGGCACCGTTGCCGGCACCGAAGTACATGATTGGCTTCGCTGAAGGCATCAATAGGGATGTTACCTCAGAACAGAAAGAAGCCTATCATGACCTCTTGAGTCAGGAACGCCGCTATCAGGAAAAGAAGTGGACGCCTGTACTGAGAGAGGTAGCCGAGCGACAAGGGTTAGATACTGATGGCTTAGAACTCAAGCTAGAGCCACAGACCGAGGAGAATCCGGTAAAGTCTCTGTCGACTGACGAAATTGATAGGATGAACACCTATGTTTCAACCTTAAATGCGGCAGCAGGGCCACAGGCCGGGCCAACGGCGCTTGTTGACGCCCAAGAGTTGCTTGAAGTGCTTGACTTCCCGACGGACGATATGGACGAACCCGAAGATGTAGTTGATGAGCTGTCGACCGAGGAAACTGAAGCGGCATGGCAGGACATCATGGGTGTAGATGCGTTAGCCACGCAGTACAGCGAGGGTGATACAGTACAGACGCCGCAAGGGATTGGCGTTATCTCTGGTGTGTTCACAAGCTCGTTTGATGACGTTGAAGCGTCTAGTAACAGTCCTGCATATGCTGTTGCACTCAAGGACGCACGGGTTGGAAGTCAGTTCTACAAAGCCTCACAGTTAGAAGAAGCAGAACTACCGGACGTTGATGTTGACGAACCGTCGTCCGACATTGAGGCAATGCTTGATATTGCCGCTGCAACGGATGGCGAATATGAGGCTCTTGATTGGACAATGCCGGAGTCATGGCGCGAGAGTGAAACACCTGCCCGTGTTATCTTGTTGAAGGCGTGGGCGGACATGAACGGGCAGTTTGACTGTGATGGGGCTTGTTGTATGGGCGACCTAAAGGACGCCGAACTCTGTGCGAGTATGAAGGATGAAGTCTTGGGGACGGATGAATGGCGCGGTTGGGGTGGTTAGTGTAGGCCTGATTGTGTCCCAAACCGGTCAACGTTTTCCATCACAATATCATACTCAGGCACTTGCTCACCTTCGTCAACCGGTGTGAACGTTTCCGACTTAATCATAACCTCAAATGAATCGCGCGCTGGTTCATGCCACATTTTCACGAACTCAGCATCTTCCGGTAGGCCGTTAACAAAGCGCGTGCGGGGGTGGAACAGGTCAAGAATAAACTCTCGACCGATTACGATACGCCGGACTTGCCTTCTATCAGCATCGGACATTGCACACTAATAATGAGTTGTCACGCACATAAACATGACGCACTAAGCCCATACACGTTTGAGCGGAGCGAGAGCGAACCCACGAACACTTACACCGCTCAACAGCAATTCGCACAACGCCTAAGGGGAACACTTGCACGCATCAACGCCAAGATTAAAGAAGCAGTCGGCGAAAGAGACCTATTCAACCTCCAAGACGAAGCGCTGGCCGATGATGTACCAGATAGGGTGTTTGAGTTCCCAACGGACAGGCGGAAAATTGCAGGGTTTCTGGTTTGGCTTCGAGAACAGTTAGATGAGAACTTTCTTGCTGTTGTCGGGCCGGACAGAAACCAGTTTATACGAAAGGCCTACGCCGCTGGGATACGGAACGCAGCAGACCAACTATCCGAGCTTGACGTAGCGTTTCTCCAAGAGGATACGGATACCTTAGTCGGGCGGCCAATCCACCGGAGTAGCCTACAGGAACTCTACACCAGAGCGTATGAACAGTTAGTTTCTGTTCGGGATGATATCGCCCAAGACGTTCGGGATATGCTCTTGAGTGGGTTCCGAGAGGGCAAAGGACCACGAGAGATAGCCCGCACACTCACGAATAGAGTGGACAGTATTGGCAAGCATCGCAGTACGATGATTGCCCGGAGTGAGGTTATCAACGCACACAGCGAAGGCACACTCACAACGGTAGAGGAAGCCAACAGAACGTCTGAGAGAGAAGCGGCAGTCACACACGGTGAATGGGATGCGGCAAATGACAGTCGGACGTGTGCCTTCTGTAGAGCCTTAGACGGGACACGCCTCACAGTAAGCGAGATGCGAAACAATGCTGTGAACATTACTGGGAATCTCCCAGAGTCGTTTATCGGTCGCACGTTGACGTTGAAGCCGCCAGCACACCCAAACGGGAGATGTAATATATCTATCAGTATCGGGGCAACGATAGACAGGCCGTTGAATGAACGCTTGCCAAACGGGATACAAGCATGACGGAAACAGACCACGACAAAATACGATCCATTGCAGAACAACTTTCAGGTAGAACATTGCCCGGACTAACAGACTCAACACTCATTGACATCATCGAAGCGAACATTAGAGAGAACAGCCGCGAGAGTAGCGGTGATACGACCGTTCAGGATGACGATGATGTGCTGTTGATGGACACAAGTGGTGGGGCTGGGACGGTCACACTCCCGGAGACAGCGGATACGGGGCGGACAGTAACAGTGGTTGATAACGCCGGCAATGCAGCCACGAACACTATCACAGTCACGGCAACGAACACAACGGTTTTCGACCTACCGGATGTGACAATTGACGCCGACTTTGCAGTATATACGTTCCAGTTCTTCAACGGTCGGTGGATTGTGGTTGAAGCGTTTGAGGGCGGGGCAAGCAGTCTCTTGAGTGGTGTCACGCTATGACATTTGAACAAGTCACGCCGGGGTATGCAGCCTTAGCCGTTGACAGCGGTGACGTACCCACAGAGGATAGCACGCTTGTCTCAGGCGTTGCAATCGGTGAGAACGACATTACCATAGGTGGCAGTGGAAAGCAAACGCTCTGGCCGAAGGAAACGCTCAAAGAGGCAGCAGACGCCTTAGAAGGGCAACCACTCGCAACGGACACCGACCATACAGCAGAGAACCCGAAAGCACAAACCCCGGTTGAAGCAATCGCTGGGGAAGTGGTTAACGCCGGGTATGTTGATGGCGTCGGCGTTGTCTTTGAAGCCGAACTCGATGATGAGAGTCTTGCCGACAAGGTTCGGAACGGGCGGCTTGAAGTCTCACCGCTTGTGAGCCGAGACCTTGAACCGCTTGAAGACGGTGAAGCGGCGTTCAAAGCGACGAACATCAACCGCTGGCGGGACTTAGCACTCGTAGCGAACGGGGCCGCGCCAAGCAACGAAATCACGGTCGGGGAGAACCCACTAACCGCAGAAGCGTTGCATGAGGCACTGCAAGAACTAGTCCCACCGGAGCAAGCCGCAGAGAACGCACGGCGTGGCTTAGAGTGTGTTGAAGAGGTTGAGACAGATGCAGGAGAGGCACAGGGGAGGGACACCGCGAGAGCAATCATTGACAGTGTGGAAAATAATGAACCACTCTCAGAAGATATGGTGTCAGAGATTGCCAGCTTTGACCGCCATAGAGAGCAAGGCAATCACACCATAGACGATGAGTTTGAAGGCAATCCTTGTGAGGATAACGGCTATGTGAGTTGGCAACTCTGGGGCGGTGACGCTGGTGTTGATTGGGCACAAGATAAGAATGAAAGCATGGCAGAGTCACAAGGCCAGAATCCAAGCACAGAGATACCCAACGCCGAAGCCCTCAAAACAGTTGCCGGTGTCACATTTGAAGATACCGACACCGGAGAGTTAGACGAAAGCGAAATCCCGAACGAAGGGTATGAAAGTCATTACCTCTACCCGGAGGATACCAAAACCGAGAGTGGCTACCCCGTCGTTGACGCAGAGGGCAACCTTCGCAAAGGGAATGTAGACGCGGCATGGTCGCTTGGAGCAAGAGGGCGTGCATCCGAAGATGAGCACGACTCTCGGCTGATGGAACTCGCACAAGAGTTTGACAATCCCCCAGAGTGGGCTATGGATGATGCTGAGTCAATGGCGGACATGGCCGACCTAAGTAACGGCGACCTTGTGCGCTGGAATAGTGGCGGGGACAGAGACGCCTTCGGAATGGTGGAAGACACCATTTCAGAAGGGCAGTTTGATGATGAGATTGACGGTGATGTGACGGTTGAGGCACCTGCGGCGCTTATCACTGTGCATACGCCCGGTGATGACGGGTGGGAGGAAACAGAGCAACAGGTGGCACACAAACCAGACACACTTGAGATTATCGACGAACTGCCGGACCCAGAGAGTCTTGCGAAACACGAGGAAAACATGGCAAGCGTCCCGGATAGCCTGAAGTTCGATAATCCCGGTGAAGCCATGAGCAAGGCGCAAGGCATGGGTTTTGAGGAAATCCATAGTCACGGAGAGGGAGAATCAACTATCTTCATGCCGGGGCCAACGCATGAAGACCTGCTGTCGGAACTTGAGACCCAGAGCGATGACGGGACGCAAGAGTCTATGTCCCAGAGTTCTGTGGTTGCGGACTCCAAACTAACAATGGACGAAATTACTGATACTGACGTGGCTGTGCTTGAAGCCGCAGAATCTCTTGATGAGCCTGTTCAGGCACTAGAGGAGTTTGCGGCCACGGAACAGCCAACGGTTGTGAACGGAGAAACGTTTGAAAGTATGCGCGGCGTGCTTGAGGAAGCCCTGAACGAAAAGGCAGACCTCAAGGAGAGCACGATTGAAGCCCTGTCGTTTGGCGCACTCGTGAGTGAGTTCCAGAACGACGACGGGGAACTTGTTGCCGAAGCCCTCGTGCAGAATCCTGAGACAAGTCAGCCGGAAGACAACGGTGAGGAAGCCCTGTCGGAAGATGCGGATGTTGAAAAGGCAGAGGCACTGTATCAGGATTATCAGAGCCTTGGGCTTGGCGGTGAGGGAATCAAAGACGACATTGTTGAAGCACTCGGTGTGAGTGACTTTGACGAAGCAAAAGAGGTGCTTAACTAATGGCAGAACCTAGTGCAAGTGCGGAACTTGGCGATGCGGCGTATGGCTCTGACCCGGGGGTGGTTACCTACGAAGCAGATGAGGCTATCTCTGCCGGGGATGCTGTCACCATTGACAGCACGAATCAACTCCTACAGGCGGCCAACTCTGGTGACACGAACGCTCGCGTTGTCGGCATTGCGGCTGATGACGCCACTGACGGTGACGAAGTGGGCGTCTATGTGTCCGGTCGAGTAGTCGCAAATGTCGGCAGTGGCGTCACGGCTGGTGAAGAACTCGCCGCTAGCACGACTGACGGCCAGCTTGCGGCTGGCAGTGGTGGGCCGGTTGCACTCACTGATGCTGGTGGGGTTGCTGGCCTGTCTGCCGGGTACAGTCTTGATAGTAACACCGCAGTTGTGGAGATTCGATAATGCCTATTGAACAGCGAGATGTTCCGGTTCAGCCGGAGACGATTCTTCGAGAGGTTCAGGAGCGAACGCAGCCAACCTACCAGTTCCGCGAAGCATTCCGGGACTTTGACGCAAGTGATCAGGACGCCGAGGAACTCAAGTTCCCGGTCCCAGACGACGACCTTGAAGGCCACGTTGTTGAGATTGACGAAGGCTCTGATTTCCCGCGTTCGGAACTCAACTATTCGGAAGTCTCTGCGGTCCGACAGAAGTACGGCTTTGAGGTTGTCATTACCGATGAGGCTGTTCGGTTTGGCCGTGTAGATATCGAAATGGAGAGTCAGGAGGAAATGGCTCGCGCGGCCACCAAGAACCTTGACCAGCGGGCATTCAACCTGCTGGATAGCAACAATAACGGCACTGTCGTTGGCAACGACGGCGAAGACCTTGACTTTGAGGCTGTTGTTGAAGCCTACGAGGTGCTGAACGCTGGTGAATACGACCTTGGACAGACTGGAATGCTTGCCGGCACGGATGCTGTCCGTGACCTGAGCCTTGACGACTCGTTTAATCGGGCAACCGAACTCGGTGATAGTCTCGTTACCGACCAAGGGCCGGAGGTTATTGGTGAGATATATAATATCCCGGTTATGCGGACCAATACCGGGGACTTTGGCGACGATGAAGCGTTCATGGTCGACATGAGCAAGTACGGCTACCTTGCCGAGTGGGAACCCATGTCGGTCAACACGTACCGCGAGGAATCCAACCAGCAGACCGTCTATCAGATTAGCGGTCACAATGGCTTTGCTGTCACTGACGCTGACGCCTGTGTCAAACTACAGGGCGGAACTAGTGGAGCATAGAGCGGCTATACTCGGTGATTAGGGTGGTCTGACTATCCTAATCATAAGCGGCTATAGTCACCCATGTCAACAGCCACACCACAACAGGTAACCAACGTCATATCAACTGACCTTAGCGACAGTCAAATCCAAAGTTACCTTGATGACGTAACTTTTGAAGCCGAACAGGCGATAGACAAATACCAAAGTAAACTCTCCACAGAAGCGAAGGAACAGTTAGAGAAATATCTTGCCGCGCTGAGAATCCGGCAGTGGAGAGATAAAGGCATCAGTAGCACATCCAGAGAGACGGCAAGTGTGACCTACGAGGGGATGGGTATAGAAGCGCTTAAGAAGGCTGTTGACAAACGCGATCCAAGCGGGACGTTAGCCTTCCAGACGGACACAGACAGATACACAGGAGTTGCAAGCCATGACTAAAGCACGTTGTACGCGAGGATTTGGAATAGTCACTGACCCAGAAACGGGTGAGGAAATCAACGTTGAAGGGGAATTTGAGACGACAGCGGAACAGTTTGAACGCCTTGATGCGGCATACTCCGGGATGGAAATTATTGAATCGGATGATAGTTGCGCGCATGGGGATTGCAGCCGGACTGTGACGGATAGTAAATACTGCTGGCAACACCCAACCGATGACAACTAACAAACGCCCGTGGTACTGCGACGGGGAGCTGATTAATGAATACAAACACGCAACTCAAAGTTTAGCGATGCATAAAGCCCTCAAGATAACAAAGAGCATTATCGTTAACCTTGGCTTGATTATAATCACGCTCTATGGGCTTCGGCTGGGGGCTAGCCCATCGCGCATTGTCCCCCTATCGTTGCTTATCCTTGCAGCCTTCAACGGTGTCGAATATTCAGAAATCCAGAGTTTGAAACAGGCAATCACTGAGTCTAACGATAAAGACTAAGTGGCAGTATCCCGTTGTCTTAGGTGGCTACGAACTGGTGGTAAAACACCTTCGGATAGCCGTGTAACGTCGCCGCGAGGTAGCGAGGACGCACAACCACTGGTTGCCTGTGACCTATCTCGTTTAGGGTGTCTGTCTCTATCGGGCATAGTTTGTTTTTGCATCCGTAGCCAAGTAGCCAACGGCAACCGGCTTAAGACCGGTCCCTAAGTGGGTACCACGGTGCAAATCCGTGCGGATGCATATGCTCAAGATGCAAGCCTTGAGCGACGGCAAGACGGTTTTGTGGGATACTAGTAATCCACATGAGACGGCATTAGTGTACACGCCGAAACCGGACAAAACCGAGCGATTATACAACTCACAATGAGTGATAACAATCCATATCCCGATGAACCAGAACTGTTTGATGAGGAAGGCGATAGCATGGCCTTTGGCGTGGGTTTAGGCGACGGTTTCAAACGACTGAAGCCGCTACCGGGCCGATACAAGAGTGCCAAGGCAAACCCGTACTACTACTATCCGGGCTTTATCATCGGCTATCTCCTGAAGGCGCTTGGAGTAGCATTGCTAGCATACGCTGGTGTTCAGGTGTGACAGATTTTAATCTTGAGTTAGACGGGTTTGAAAAGACCAAACAGCGATTTGAGGAGCTCCGGGAACGGTACGACGGCGATGGCGTGACCTATGTTGTGGGTACAAGCGTTGAATACGGGGTATTTTTGGAGTTCGGAGCCGAAGACCTACCCCCTTACCCATGGTTTCGGCCAGCTATTCGAGAGTTCCGAGCGGATCCAGAGTCGTTCCTGTTGGACAACACAGACTTCGGCAGTGTCGATGAGATAGAAACGACTGAGGAATTAGTCAAAGCCGTGAGTTTTGCATTAGAGAACAAAATGACTGCCAACGTGAATGCACAGGACCCATCGGCGGATAGAAGTCCGGGCGTTGACCCAGACCATCCGTCGAGAGACACTGGCAACTTGGCCGCAAGCGTCTCTGCCGTAAGAATTAACTAACCTTGGCACATATATACGCGCGTGCCGAACCAATATAGCGACCCACAACCGTACCAAGACAAAGAAACTCTTGAGCGGCTATACCATGATGAAGGTATGACCGCAAAAGAGATCGGAGAACATTTTGACGTTTCGCAAGCTACAATCTCCCGCTGGCTTGATCGGAGGGATGTAGAAACCAAGACATCCGCTGAAAAGCGAGAGGAACGAGGAACACACCACCGCCCAGTTAAAGAAGGTCCGCACACTGATGAGGAATGGCTTCGTGAATGTTACTTTGGCCGGAAAATGTCAATTACTGAAATGGCAGATGAAGCCGGTCTGAAAAGCGAAGTGTCGATCATGAGACAGATGGATCGGTATGGTATTGACCGACGGCCGAACTACGTGACAAGGGTTTTGCGCGATCCGGGTGCTGGGTTTGTCCATGCAGATGCATATGGATACGAAATTATCAGGCATTCTGTGGACGACCAAATCCAGTACTACAAACACCACCGGCTTATTGCGATGGCAGAGCATGGAATCGAGGAAGTGAAACAGAAACACATCCACCACAAGAATAACATTCCATGGGACAACCGACCGGAGAACCTACAACTTGTTGATGGGAACAAAGAACATGCACAATATCACAAAGACGAGTGGGGTGGACAAGGCCGTCCCAATGCACCAAGAGACGAAGACACGGGGCGGTTCACAGGGTAGCAACATCCAAGCAGTGAGGATTAACTGATGAGCAAGTTTGATAGGGTCCGGAGTGGCTTTAAACGAGCGCATGACGACCTGTTTGATGCGCCGTTTGATGCCGAGTTTGTCAACACAACACAGGGGAGTTACGACCCAAACACAGGCGAGATAACCGGGAGTACCGAAACCTCACTCGGAACGATAGCCGTCGAGATAGTCCCACCAGCGATGGACACCACAGTTGATGTAAGTGGTACGAGTTTCAGTTGGGACACCAGCATTCGCTTCCCGGAAGATAAGCAACCCGGCGATTTGGTCCCCTTAGGAGAGGATAGCAGAGAGCCGACACAGGTTATCATAACTGACCCAGAGGAAGGAAGCACAGACACGTATGAACTACACGGATACTCCTACGAAAAGGGTTCTGGCATGATAATGTGCCGGTTAGTAGAGCAATAATGTAAAATGCCACAGAAAGTAATAGAGCCATTAGAGGCACAGATACGGCAGTATTTGGTTGACAATATCAGACCTGCCGAAATGCACGGGTATGACCCACAACAGACTGACCCAACGGCGGGTGACTTCCTCCCAATCTCAAATGATTGGTCGGATTACGGGGATACATACCCTGTAATTGTTGTCCAAGAGAACAACGGGCCAACAATCCCGAACAGTGGAAACACGAACGTAAACGGTATCCAAGGCGATGGGTCCGGCACCAATCAAACGGCTGTCCATCCGATCACAATCAGTGTGCAAGCCACACAGGACGGTGACTATTTAAACAATGTAGACTACCAAACCCTCGTAACGGATATCTATGCAGAGTGTCGGTTTCAACTCAAAGACATTGACGCGGTGGATGAAGCACTCTACACGGGTGATTTGACACCACCAACGCAAACACGAAGCAATGAGGAAACGGACAGTGGCAGTACAGTGACGTGGCTCCAAAGACAAGGGACTGTTCCCGTAGGATTCCGGTACACACCATAATGACTTACGCAACAGGACTACGATTACTCGCGGCGATTAACGCATTGCTCTGCCTGACAGTCATCTTAGCGCCCGTCTGTGGGCCGCTAGGATTCTTCTTTTATCTCAAGGCACGGCAGAAGGAAAAAGAAAAGCAGCGACTACTAAACGCGCAAACTAACTAACATGGCAAACACACAAGCGGGCGTAAGACCGTATCGTATTGAGTGGATTCAAGAAACAACTGAAGGCGAAGTGCCAAGTGACCCAGAATGGAACCTGTTTAGCGACAATATCATCAACGCTCCCCAGTGGGAGCCAGATGCAAACACCACCCGACAGGATGGGGCGGGCAAGGCCACAGCCGCAGGCTTCTATAACGGCAGTGAAACCCACGAAATCACTGTTGAGTATGATTTACAGCAGTGGTATGTTGATGGGTCTGGAGCCACTGTTGACGCTGGTGGTGACTTCCTTGAACCAACCAGTGATAACGGACTGAAGGCCACGCACTCCATTGTAGACCGCTCTGTGCAAGCTGACGGTGGCGCTGATGGCGCTGGCCGGCGAATCTATACGGTTATCAAGGGCGCACGCCCTGACACGCTCACAGCGCCGTTTGAGACGGATGATGGCACACCACTCTCGCAAGAGTTGGCGTATCAGGCTGGGAAGATTCGGCAGTATGATATCAGCCAACCCTCTGCAAGCACAACGCTGGATGTAACTAATAACGGTACCACTAGTGTTGATGTGACTATCGAAGATGAGGGGGCGGCTACGGCGGAAACAATCACCGTGGCTGGTGGAAGTACAACAACCACAACGGCAACCTTTGGAAATATTGACGCTGTTGAACTCTCGACTGACACAGACGGCGATGTGGTTGTGTCCGATGGGTCTGGGACGGACCTAATGACTATCAAGGGTTCGGACAAGTACCCTGCTGGAGAGGGAGACCTTGGCGTGCCAGCGCTTGGAAGCGGGAGTCATGCAAGCGCGCTTGGTACCAGTTTCATCAGATTCCTCGACAACGAAGATACGACTGATGAGCTTATAATCCCGAACGTTGATACCGAAACTGAAATCGTCAGCGGTGAAATGGAAGTCTCAACCGGGTTGGATAGCAACGCAAAGGCAGGCACGGCCCGCCAGAACATCCATAACACGAACTGGGAATATACTATAACGGCTAGCCTTGCCGGGCCACGGATTACGGTTGACCAAACGCAAAATTACCTAACTGAAACGACAGGGACTATCGTATGGAATGCAAGCAAGGGCTCCATTGAGTTTAACGGTGCCTTCATTCAGAGCCCGGGCGAATTCACAAAAGAGGCTGGCAACGGGAAGCTCATTACCGACAACGAATTTGAGGCTCAGACGCTCACGGTGAGTAATTAATGACTAAAGTAGACCTAAACGATGTGCAAGAGGCAAAGGCAGAGCGCGACGAAAACGGCGACCTACTCCCAGACACAAAGACGTTTGAATACGAGGGGGAAACGAAAGAAGTTGATGTGCTCCCAGTGACCGGTGGGCTTGGGAATAGACTCGCAAAACACCAAGAGGGGCTTGAGGAACTTGAACCTAAGAGCGTGGCGGCTGTTCTCTCTGTCATGTGTCCCGATCTCGAAGGAATCACAGCCGATGATGTTGAGGATATGCCCCTTGAATACGAGGTTGGCCTAACTAATGCAGTCGCCGAGCAAATGCCGGAAACGGAAATCGCAGAGGGAAACTAACCCCGAAACAGCGGTATGAGAAACGATGTGAGTTTGAGTTTTGGGCACACGAAACACTGAATCTAACGTACATGGAATTAGCCCAATACTCGGCGGACGAAATCAAGCGGTTGCAGAAAGGCGCACAGATACACAATGAGAAAAAGGAGCGAGCGGCACAGTCTGGCAGACAGCCAAGCACGAGCCAACGAGAAAGAGAACAAGAAGCCTTAGCAAAATTTGAATAATGGTGTTCGGTGATGATCTGTCTGTGCGAGTGGATGCACAGACACAAGACTTTCGACGTGGTATTAACCGCTCGACAGAGAGTTTAGACGACTTGCAATCTAATGCTGTGCAAACGGCTGCAACGTTAGGACTCATGGCTGGGAAGGCCGAGAGTGCCGGCGACGAAATGACCGGGCTATCTGCCCGAACGTCAGCCGCAAGTGCGTCAACTGCTGGCCTAACGTCTACCCTCTCCACTGCAAGTGTCTCTGCAAGCGGCCTGAGCACTGTCCTAACAGTATCGCTCTTGCCGGCGCTAACTGCCCTCGCCACTGCGGCTGTGCCTGTTGTGACGGCATTAGGAGGGCTTGTGGCTGTTGCTGGGGCTATCGGTGGCGTTGGGCTTGTTGGTGCGATTGGGGCAATAGCGACCAACACAGAGGCGCTTAAGGGCGAGTTCAGCAGTTTACTTGATACAATTAGGACTGAGTTTGAACCAGTATTTAGCGTAGCAACTGGTGTGCTCCAAATCCTGATTAACGACTTTGAGGATATCATCAGCACGTTAGTCCCGTCGCGTTCGGTACTCCAATCGCTTGGGGCCGATTTCGTCAATCTTGGCCGGGCCGTGATTGACGTGCTCCCGGCACTGGCAAACCTCGCTGTCGAGTTGGCAGATGAGTTCTTGCCATCATTCGTAACGCTCGCTGAAGATGTGTTGCCACAAGTGCCTGACTTTATCAGGACGCTTGTGTCTGTGTTTGAGCGGCTGATTCCGTCGTTTAGCCGTGCAAGCGATATTCTAGTTGCTCTTGGCCCGGAACTGCTTGACCTTGGCTTCGCCGCTCTAAACGTCGTTGGGCCGGCATTAGAGACAATCGGGACAACGGTCCTTGATGCAATCCGTGGCTTCAACGAGTTGTCAAGTAATACCCAACAGTTAGGTATTGCCCTTGGGACAGTGGCACCAATAGTGGCAGCTATCGCTTACACTCTTGGCGGCCCTGTCACACTTGCTATAGCAGGGCTTACAGCCGGGATTATCGGGCTTAAAACCGCCTTTGACAACAACTTCGCCGGCATCCGGGGAATAGTGAGTGGTTTTGCCGCTCAAATCCAGCGTGTCTTGCCAGCCGCGAGAGAGGCATTCGGCGCGTTTGTCTCTGGCGTTAATCTCGGAGGGATTATCGACTCACTTGGGACGTTCGAGCGTATTCTTCGTGAGCAACTTCGGGCTTCATTGGTCGCACTGAAACCTGTCTTCGGTGATATCAAGACGCTACTTCAAGAGAATCAAGAAGAGTTTGGTATCATCGGTAACGCTGTTGGGGGCGTTGTACGCTCCTTGATCGGATTTGCACAAACCATCCTGAAGGTCTTAGGCCCGGCATTCCGGAAGGTTGGCATCCCCATCATCAGAGGGTTTATAACCCTTCTTGACGGCGCTATCTCGAATGTTGCCAACCTAATTCAACTCTTTGGCGCACTACGCAACCAAGAATTTGGTAGAGTGCAGGATATCGGCGGCAGAATCCTTGAGGAAGGCGCACAGACCTACGGAGAGTTGCTGCCAAGCCAGCAGACTATCCAAGGAGCGGCACAGCAGGCACAGCAGACTGTCGAAGTCATCGTCGAAGAGGACACTGATATCGTTGACACGCGGATAAACGATACCGTGGACAGGCGAAATAGACAGACAAACAGGGAGAGTTATCTACTCGGGGACCGGACGCCATGACAGATATCACTGTTGAACTAAGCAAAAACAACAAGTCAGCCACGCTTGACGCTGATAAAGAAATAATTAGCATTGACTCAGTTGACTTGGAACACACTGCTGTCTCAGGCTATGATATCACGGTTATCCCAAAGGACAGTTATCGAGACTATCAGCTCGGAACGGCCACAATCAACATAAACGGGAGTCCTGTCATATCTGGCGAAATCCAAGATATCTCGAAAAGTAACGACAGTATCAGAATCCGTGGGGCAGGGCCGGCAGAACAACTCCGGTCCGATAACACGGTCAAAACCTATTCCGATATCCCGCACTATCTGGCTATTAGAGACTATGTTGACACGACAAATGCGGACAGTTGGACGGTTACAGAGCCGTTTGTCCGTGATATCCAGACTGATAGCCTCTTTACTGACGCGCCGGATTTGGATGGATTTGACGACGTTATTTCCCAACCTGCTGATGATGTGCCACTAATCATAAACGACTTTAACGACATTCGGCCAGCGCAGGTTTGCTTCTTTACCGAAGCTGAAAACGCGGCTCGGCAGTTTGGGACTGTCGTTGATGTGACTACTGTCGGCGAAGATATGAGTAACTTTGAGGGCCTAGAATTATCAAGCCTTAACGATGCTGTTGGGGTTGACTTTACAACCGACTACCGTATCCCAGCGGACGACTTTGATGTATTCCACAGGGTTAAGTTAGATGGCTTTGACGGGGAGTTAACGATATCCGTTGACGGGACTACGGAACGGTCAATACAGTTTGCCGGTGGATCATCATCTTTTGACTGGGCGAATAATATCGGTTCAGCATCGGCAGATTTGACCGCTGGAAGCCACGAAACAGAGATTAGGATTACGAACTATAACAGCGGGAGTGTCATTGTTGATTGTGTGGCTCCGCATGACACAGGAGATAGATTTGGAGGGTACAATCTAACCTTTGACGACACTGTTGATACAAATTTTTACACCCTTGGCGGACCTGAACTCTATCCAGAATCCGTGGAAGCCATAGCTCAAGTGGACTCAATTTATCACGTCAATAAGATAGACACACAACTCACAATCAATGACACATCCAATCAACAATCCATTGACCACTCCGTTGATGGGGGTACTGATTATGTGACAAATAATAACACAGCGTCAGCAACAACTGACTTTGACGCAATCAACGAGTTTGGGTCAAGCGCGCAGGTCAGACTAGTCCTAAGTCGGTTCGCGAGCGATACCACAACGACTCCAACGAACGGCGATAGCGAACAGATAATCAGTGACTTAGAAGTTAGACTGTCCACAGACGACCTCCCCATTATTGATGAGTTAACAACGGACAGAGATAACTGGTTGCTAAACCTCCAACAGTTGCATCAGGACGGACAGATGCGGTTTGTTGTTGACCATAGAGATGTGGGGCTTGTTGTTGAGTCGTTTAGAACGGCTGACCCTGCTGTTGTGCAACCCGATGAGTGGGTCACAAGAGACTTGGACGCTGTTGAGTTCTCGCGTAACACGAGGGATTATTATAACGTCATAAACGGCTATCCAGCCGACCCAAACGCAGGCTTATCAGACATAACGATTGTTGACAGCAACGATATTAATAGGGTTGGAATTAGAGAGGAAGAGTCCGTTGCAATCTCGGCACAGTCACTAGATGAGTTAATAGATATCGCCAAACAAGAGCTAAGAGAGGCTATCGCAAGCGATGAGTTCAGCGGCAGTATCAAGATATTTCCAGAGTATATTCGACCGGGCTATCCCTATGAGCCAGATGAGTTCGAGGATAACCTATCAAACGCCGAAAAGGTGACAATCAGCTATGCAAACCAGCAAGCACGGGGTCGGATTGACTTCGGTTCTCGAAAAGATTTGGTTGCATCGCTCCAACAACTAAAAGAATGAATGCATGGACAGATAACCCATTTTTATTGGAGGCTATCACCTATATGAGCCAATCCCGTGCAGAGATATACGCAGACTTAGCAGTTTGCACGGGGATTTTTGTTTTAGGCTGGGAGCATAGCACTCCGTCAATAGCCATTGCGGCAATGGCTTTTGTCCAATCAATCAAAGTTGCAGATATGATGCGGGCATATAGGAGTGCCAAAAATGAGTGATAGAACAAAATATAGCGTAGAAACCCAGTCAAACGGCAACTTTGATGTAGAGTTCAACACGGCAGATTTGCATAGCCTCACACGCGGAGATACAACAACCTTTGAGTTTTCGTTTCCGCACCCATCGGATGATTTGACAGTCGTTTCCGGAGAGACAAAGACGATCCCACAAGGACAAAGCAGACTCTTTGATGAGATTGTGGTGGAATCGAATGCAGAGCTAATCATTGACGGGGAAGCTCAAGCCAACATTGTCACAAATGACGGGACAATAACAGTCAACGGAGAGTTGCAAGTTGTTCCTGATGTGGTTGGAGTGTTGCGGCAGTTTGAGGATTATGCCGGTAGCTATGTTGAGCAAACGACTGTCAACGGCGTTGTCCGGTACCATGAGCAACTACCAGCACGGGCGGACGTGGACAGTCTTGTGATAAGTATCCGACCGTCACAGTTTCTGCGAGATAGAAACGTAACGGGTATCTGGTGTATCGTAGATAATGTAACCGACACACGGCCGTTAGCACTGTCAACATCGCGGTTTAGACTAGATGTGACAGTGTTAGCCGAGTTTGCACAGTTTGACGACCATACCGACATTAACAACAACTTAGCACTATGACAATAAAACTTGACGAAGACAACATTACCGTCAGTCCAACGCAGATAGATGATACCGATAGTCCATACCTGACAAATGGTGAACAGTACATCTATGTTGATACAACAGACGGCCCGGTCACAATCCAGTTAGCCTCAAGCGATACAGTCGATGGCGCTGAAATCAGGATTATAGACACCGGAGAGAGTGCAAGTGCCAACCCTATCACAATCCAGACTGAGGGAACAGAGAATATCAACCCCGGCAGTAATAGCAGTATCACGCTTACTGTTGATGGAACGTATGTTGATCTATTTAGCGACGGTAGTAATTGGTTTAGCGACAGAGCAGTTACATCGTTGTTTCATCAGCAACGATATCAGCCATGTCCTTGGGCTTTGAGAGGGTTTGCACTTCTAAGACGACGTGGGCAGTATCTTCGCTGTCTTGCTTCTTGTGGACAACGCTATACGCCTCTAAGAGACTGTCTATAGGATAGCCGTTATCAACCCAGTAATTAAACACATCAAGCCAGAATTGCTCTGGCCGGCCTTCTACATCGCCTTGTCCGAACTGTTCCAAGTCTAATTCGGCTGTATGTATCATTCTCGTTCCTCACACACTAACTCGTGTTGTCTGGCTATCTCTGTGCTCATAAACCGTTGCTCGCAATACTCGCACTCGGCTGTGGTTCTCTCGTAACTCATAGTTCGTTTTTAAGCTCTTCAATCGCCGTTAGACCGATTCCAGTTGCCCATGCACACGCTCTTTTGAGTGCCCGTGTTTCAGCCAACTCGTTCAGTAGATGTGCATCATCCCCGTCTTGCCGGTCAACGTGCGCGCTCCCGAAGCCAGAGTATTCCTTACCATCTTCAGTGGTTGCGATAGCACGGAACTCCGCATACTCAAAGCCAGATTCTGACGCTGTAGTGACCGGCTCCGCTGTCACAGAGACACCATACTTTGATGCAATCATGCAGTAGCCCTTCCGGTTGACGGTTGGGACACCCTGAATCTCATCAATAAAGTGGCCGGGAAGCCAATCCGTAGGGTTCTCATCAAGCGACGGTCCTTCATCTGGCACATCAACTACATCGTCTGGTTGTGTGTTGGTCACTGTAGCCGCTTGCCCGCCGTCTGGAGTCGTTTCAACTACGTCCGTAGTGTTCGCATCGGATGCTTCTTCGGTCCCATTAGAGGCTTCGCTGTCCGGTGGGATGATTTCTAAGTCCCGGACACTACCGAACTCATCAACGGCTTGTTCGCACTCTTGTCGGCTATCTTTATGCCACTCATCGCCTGTGTTAACGTCTCTTACAATCCAGTCGTTCATGCGTTCCTCCGCTGTTCTGCGTGGTCACGTTCGTCAACCCAGCCGTTTCGGATTGGATAGATCGCCGCTTGGTTCAGACAGGACTTGCAGCTTGCGAACGTCACTGTCTTGCCGCCACCGCTGGCTTCAACGACGAATCCAGCAGGCGACCCACACTGATAGTGGCACTTCCCGCCGCCAGTGTAGTACTTCACGTTGCGGATCTTCTCTATCTCACCGCCGAAAGTCGGGTCACTCATTTCCACCACCATCCGCGAGATCGTCCGAGTCTTCGCCGTTGCCGGACTCGCTTCTCCATTTGGCCCAGTGGTCAGGATACGGTCGCTCGTTCGCCATCACATCCTTTACCGGCGCTGGCACGTCGTCGATGTGCGTCGGTCGTGGGTAGTGGTCCTCAAGCTTGGACTGGATACGGTTCGGAGAGCCGTTGCGACGACCGACGACCTTGTAGTCTTGGTAGTGCGGCAACGTGCTGACGCATTTGAAGTACTGGCTGTCGAGCGGACTGCCGGCCCAGTAGAGCCACAGGTAGCCCGTTGCGTCGTCGGAGATGCGAAGGACGATGTCTCCCTCACTCATCTCCAACGGTGCGATGAACTCGTGCAGACTGGGCGACCAGTACGTGTTCTGGATGTAGTTCGCAAGACGCTGGCAGGCATCGCTGGGCACCTCCCGCAGGCGGTCGCGGGCACGGCGCTCGAATTGATTCAGGACCGGGCCGCCGTCGCAGTCCCATCGCGGGCACTCGTCGCCGCCGAACGTGGATTGCGTCCGGGGAACGTCTCGACCACACGTCTCACACGACCGCCTTCGAGCAAGTGAATCGCAGACAGTACCTTCGCTTTTTGATGTCCGGCTCATTGCTCCCCACCGTCCACAGAGTCGGCCGGTTCGGTTCCAGTTCCGGCAGGCTTCTCAATGTCGAACATCGTGGTCCGACAGTCGGTAGAAACGCACTCAAACCAGTTCCAGACGTAAGTGCTGCTGGTCGGGACGCCCGCCTTACCACAGCCGGGACAGGCCGGGTTTGCGTGGTCGACGCTGGCCGCCCACTGTCGCGTTTCGTCGTCTGCGAACGCTTCTCGTAGGTCTTGATTGGAGCTCATCAGTAGCGCGGCACCTCCGTGATAGCGCCACAGACTCCACACTCCCACCGCTCGACGATGCCCTCGTTGTGTTGGTCGCTCACTGCGTGCTGTCCGTCTTTACTCCAGTCGTCGTGCGTTTTGCCGCACTCGTGACATTCGGTAGCTGTCTCTGGCATTAGTTGTCCTCCACATTTTCGTCCGCTCCGGGCTCGGAACCGGCAGCGGGTTTAGCTACCACAGATGCATATACGTCAAACTCCGACATTGAACCCATGCCGGCTTGGTCTACCACTGTGAAGTGGTACGATTCCTTCAGTTGGTCGAATTGCTGTTCGGTAAACGCTCCGCTGAACGAACGGGCTTTGATTTCATCCAT